GGGTGGCCTGAAATTTTACAGTGAGGTTTTGGGGGGCGATGTTTTAGTCCCAGCCACCATCGCAGCAGCGAGAGATATGGCTGCTGGAAAAATAACAGAACCAAAAGTAAGAAAGATGGCTCCCTGGTTTGCTCGCCATCAAGTTGATGGTAAAGCACCTTCAAACAGTAATCCATCCGATCCAGGTTATCCAGGAGCAGGCTTAGTTGCTTGGCTTCTTTGGGGTGGGGATAGCAATTTTTCAGATAGAGCGCAGAATTGGGCGCAACGCAAAATTGATGCTCTGAATGCAGAAGCAGAATCAAGGAGAGAAATGAAAAAGATTGAACGCCGCACTTATACAGTAAAAGATGTGCAAGCAAGATCAGCAGAGGATGGCACAATGCGCCTTGCTGGTTACGCTGCCGTATTTAATGAATCAAGTGTTCCGCTACCTTTTAAAGAATCAATTGCACCAGGAGCGTTTCGTAAAACATTAACTGAAACTCCTGATGTTAGATTACTTATTAATCACGAAGGTTTACCACTAGCAAGATCAAAGAATGGCACTTTAACACTTGCTGAGGATGAGCGCGGATTATATTTTGAGGCTGAGTTAGCAGATACAACTGAGGCCCGCGATATTTACAAACTGGTTGAGCGTGGTGATGTTGATCAAATGAGTTTTGCATTCCGAGTTATTCGTCAAAAGTGGAGCGAGGATCGTAGTCTTAGAGTTCTAACTGAGGTTTCATTAGCCGATGGCGATGTATCAGTAGTAACTTATCCAGCCTACCCAACTACAACAGTTGAGGCTAGAGAAAAATTAAAAGAAACATTAACTGCAATTAAAGAGGGTCGTGAAGTAACTGGTGATTCATTAGTTGCATTAAAAGCAGCCTTACAACAAATTTCTGAAGGTTATGATTATATTGAGGAAGTTAAATCAGCCCTTGAAATGATGATTGGTAATTCTGAGATTGATCCTGAAATGCAAATGGATTCTCGCGCCACTGATGTAGTCGGCGATTTTGTTGAATGGGATTCAAGCGGTGGAACTGCAAGAGGCAGAATTGAGCATGTAATGAGAGAGGGAGTTTTAGGCATTCCTAATTCTACCTTTAGCATTACTGCTGAGGAAGGCGATCCAGCAGTTCTAATTAGAGTTTATAGAGAATTAAGAGATGGTTATGTTGCAACTGAAACTTTAGTTGGGCATAAAGCAAGTGAACTTCGAGGTATTGCACCTCTTAAAGAACCATCAGATGAAGCAAGCCGTAAGATTTCATTACGCCTAGCCCAAGCAATAATCAATAATACAAAATAAATTTCTGTTGTAAAAATACAACAGATGAAGTCGGAGCGAACTGCGCACCCTTTAGCGCCGCGCAAGGTATCGCCACCACCTCAAAATCCAAACTAACCGAGGAGTTAAATTAATGTCTTTCCTAGACAAAGTAATTGAACGCCGCGATGCAGTGAAGGCAGAGATGGATGCAGTTCTTGAGGCAGTAGCCGCAGAGAACCGCACCGATCTAACTGCTGAGGAAACAGAGAAGGTAGATGCTCTTGTTGCCGAATCACGCTCGCTAGATACAAAGATTGAAAACCTAAAGGCCCAGGCAGATGCAGATGCAAAGGTTGCAGAAGTTCGTGCAGCAGTTGCAGATGTAGCAATGCCAAAGGCTGGCGGTGCAAAGGTAATCCGCGAGGAGCGTACCTACACACCAACATCAGGAGCATCATTTATTAAAGATGCTTTTAATGCACAATTCAAGCAAGATTTTAGTGCTTCAGATCGTCTTGCTCGCCACATGCGCGAGGAAGAAGTTGAGCGTCGTGATGGAACAACTGCAAACTTTGAAGGTTTAGTAGTTCCTCAATACTTAACTGATCTTGCTGCACCATTGGCTCGCGCAGGTCGCCCAACAGCAGACTTCGCAACCAATAAGATTGTGCTACCACCAAGCGGAATGACTTTAAACATCAGCCGCATGACTACTGGTACATCAACAGCAATTCAACAAACTCAGGCAACTGATGTTTCTGAAACCGATGCTGACGACACACTATTAAGTGTGGACATCAGGACAATCGCTGGCCAGCAAGACCTAAGTAGACAAGCCATTGAAAGAGGAACAGGTATTGATTCCTTTGTAGTTGGCGATCTAATTCGTTCATGGCACACAACACTTAACTCTGGCATCATTAATGGTGCAGGAACTGCTGGAACTATCAAGGGTATTCGTAACTCTGGTGGAAACGCAGTAACATTTACTGCAACAACTCCAACTGTTGCACTTCTATATCCAAAGTTGGCTGATGCGTTGCAGAAAGTTCAAAGCAATGTATTTACAACTCCAACACATTGGATTATGCACCCACGCCGCCTAGCATTCTTGCTAGCAGGCGTTGATGGTTCAAATCGCCCATTAGTAGTTCCAGCAGCAAATGGCCCAATGAACGCCGTTGCAGCAGGTTCAGGCGTTGCACAATATGCAAACTCAGGTTATTCATTACTTGGATTGCCAATTATTGCAGATGCTTCAGTAGCAACTACTTACGGAGCAAGCACTAACCAAGATGAAATCTATTTGGTTGATTCACGCGAGATGCACCTATTCGAGCAACCAGGATCACCATTCTCACTTCGTTTTGAGGCAACAGGCGCAAGTAACCTAACTGTTAAAACAGTTGTTTACGGCTATGCAGCCTTTACCGCAGAGCGCTATCCATTAGCCGCATCAATCATTAGCGGAACTGGTTTAGCAGCACCATCCTTCTAATTTAGAAGGCAATTAAGAACTGTTTAGGTGGCTTAACCTCCCCCGATTAAGCCACCTAAACTCCTAAGTAGTTCGGGGGAACTATGAAAAGCGCACATAAAGTAACAATAGGTTCTTGCGATTCAGGCCAAGTAAATGGTTCATTCGCATATACATTAATTCAATTAGCCCAATCAAGATCATCAAGATTAGGGCCATTTGTAAGAGTTAAAGGTTCAGGATTACTTTCTAAGATTCGTAATCAAATAGTTAAACAATTTTTGGATAGTACAAAATCTGATTGGCTTCTAATGGTAGATAGCGATCAGCAATTAGGTGTTGCAACTTTTGATAAGTTAATTGATACTGCCCACGATTTAGATCGCCCAGTTGTAGCAGGATTAGTATTCGCTGCTTTTAATGACGGCAAGAGTGAATATCCAAAACCAGTTCCAGCAATATTTCAAGATGCGCCAGAGGGATTTCTACCCCTCTATAAATATGATGAGAATAAAGTTTTTGAGATAGATGCAGCAGGTACAGGTTGCCTTTTAATTCACCGCAGCGTTCTTGAAAAGATGCGTGAAACTGCTGATCCTAGTATGGGTAAAAACTGGTGTTGGTTCTGGGATGGGCCAGTAAATGGCGAATGGATAGGTGAGGATTTACTTTTTAGCCGTCGCATTCGTTCCCTTGGATTTCCAATATATGTGCATACAGGCGCAATTTTGCCTCATCAAAAATCATATTGGCTAGATGATAGGCACCATAAATTATGGAAAGATTAAAAAAGATTTTTAACAAAAGAGTTAAACCTAAAGAAACGGCTACTGCCCAGCCGCAACTTGAAAGAGCGATTTTACCTAAAGCGGAAAGAAGGATAAAGCGTGGCAATAACTAACGGCTACTGCACATTGGCTGAACTAAAAGCCTCATTAAATATTACTGATTCAGTAGATGATACTGCTTTAGAGGCTGCTATTGAAGCAGCAAGTAGAATGATTGATGATTATACTGAGCGTTTCTTTTATGTAAATGGCAGTGTAGGTTCACCAGTTACTCGCTATTACACCGCACTTGATCCTTATACAATTAACATTGATGATATAACAACAGTTAGTGAAGTTGCTACTGATGATAATTTTGATCGTACATTTGGAACTGTTTGGAGTACAACCGATTATATGGTTGAGCCAATTAATAATCCAATTAAATCTTTTCCATACAATAGAGTTTTAGCAATTGGCAGTTATATTTTTCCATATCAACTTCCTCAATCAGTTCGAATAAAGGGAGTATGGGGATTTTCAGCAATTCCTGATCAAATAAATATGGCAACTTTAATTCAATCATCACGCTTATTTGGGCGTAGGCAATCACCATTTGGAATTGCTGGTAGCCCTGAAATGGGAACTGTTAGATTGTATTCTCGCCTTGATGCTGATGTTGAAGTTTTACTTCGCCCATTCCGCAAGAACGGCGGATTGGCTAAGTGATTCCAAGCAATGTTAGAGATGGTTTAAAAACTCGCCTTCAAACAATTACTGGACTTAGAGTGTATGATTTAATTCCAGATACAGTTACACCACCAGCAGCAGTTGTTGGTCAATTAGATTTCACCTTCGATATAAACAATGCGCGAGGTTTAGACCAAGCAAATTGCGATGTCTTGGTGATTGTTCAACGCCTATCAGAAAGAGTAGCCCAAGATAAGTTAGATGCTTTTCTAGCAGGATCAGGCTCTGGCTCAATAAAGGCCGCAATTGAAGGTGATAGAACTTTAGGTGGAGCAGTAAATACACTTAGAGTTATTAGCGCTGAAGGCGGAACTTATGATTCTGCTGGCAGTTTATTCCTATCTTATAGATACCGCCTCACAATTTGGGGTTAAGGAGAAAAAATGTCTTATATCATTACCTCAGAATTAGAGGTTTGTAACAAAAAGAAGGGTGATCCAATCACCGAAAAAGAATTGCTTAATGTAGAAGCCAACATAGATGCACTTATTGCTGGCAACCACATTAAGGCAAATGGGGGAACAACCAAACCAGCAATCCAAGAAGGAGCCGACAAATAATGGCAAGAATCGTATTAACCGATGCAAAGGTTACAATAAATTCAGTAAACCTTTCATCATATATCTCAAGCGTAACTTTAAATCAATCAAGTGATGTAGTAGAAACAACAGGGTTTTCATCAACTGCGGCAAGAACTCGCGTTGCTGGTTTGCAAGATAATTCAGTAACTATCGAGTTTTTCCAAGATTTTGCAACATCCCTAGTTGAACAAACAATTTATCCATTACTAGGAACTACTACTTCAGTTGTAGTATTACCAACATCATCAGCAGCAAGCGCAACAAATCCTTCATATACTTTCACTGCTCTAGTTTCAGAATGGCAACCACTATCAGGCGCAGTTGGTGAATTATCAACCGCATCTGTTACTTGGCCAATCTCAGGAGCAATCACTAAGGCGGTTGCATAATGGCAAGAATCGTATTAACTAACGCTTCAGTTACTTTTGCAAGTACTGATATTTCAAGTTATGTAAGTTCAATAACTCTAAGCACCTCATTAGATGTAGTAGATACAACATCTTTTGGAAACACTGCAAGAACACGCGTAGCAGGATTAGCCGATAATCAAGTGACTCTTGAACTTTTCCAGGATTTTGGTTCTGGACTTCTTGAAGCAATTGTTTATCCTACAATTGGAACTTCTGCTGCAATGGTAATTAAGCCAGTAGCAGGAACTACAACTGCAACAAATCCACAATACAGTTTCAACGCGCTAGTAGCAGAATGGCAGCCGCTATCAGGTGCCGTCGGTGAACTAGCAACAGCAAGTGTTACCTGGCCAATATCAGGTGCAATAACAAAAGCAACATCATAACTAACTAGGGGGAAATAAAATGGATGGATTATCACTAAAGATCAAAACTAACGATGGTGTAGATAGCGTTTTTTCACTACGCCCACGCACCATCGTTGCTTTTGAGCAGAAATTTGGTAAAGGATTGGCAAAATTGTTTGCAGAGGATCAAAAGATGGAACACATCTATTTCCTCGCCTGGCAATCTTTGAAAGATAATGGCCGAGTTGTAAAACCTTTTGGCCCAGAATTTTTAGATTCACTTGAATCGGTCGAAATGGTTTCTGACCCAAATTCAGAATCCACCGAGATAGCCTAACCTTTGCAATTGCAACGGCCTCGGTAGAGTTGGGCATCTCTCCTATTGATTTGATAGATGCCCCTGATGGTGTCTTAGAAGCAATGTTCGCCTATCTAAAGGAAAGAGCAAAGGCAAATAAATA